CTCAGTCCTTAACAATTAACTCCAAAGTATCTTTTCCAGTTATTGATTTATAGTCACTGAGGAGAGCATCAAAATTCTTATAAACCTTTTGACCACCACGAGCCAAAGTTAGGGTTCTTAAATTACCTTTAGCCATGAATGACATGGTGAAACCACCAAAATAAGAATGAAAAACAAAATTATCTATTAGACCAGCATGATAACAAGTACGCACAACAGAGAGTTCCATAGCAATATCCAGCTAACAATTCAATCAGATCATAAAACAAAAAAACTACTTTGTTAAACAAAAATAGGTTTTTGTTAACTGGATAACAGCTCGAGCTGTAATAAAATGCAAATCACTTTAACTTTTCTTTAACGTATTCAAACACTGAATCAAAACAAAAGAAGATAGCTAAAATTACTACAGTCAAACCTAAAATATCTTGTGTTGTCATGTTCAAATTAGCCCTTGTCAAAGTGTCTAGACTACGCCTTAAGACACTCATAATTATAGTTTGATCAAATAAAAACACGTTGTGTCTTAATTCCCCTGAAGACACTTTTTTGTTAAATCCTCGTCACATCATATAACGGGATATTGTAATCAAAGGGAAATACTTTCAAATCATATTAGCCCTTGTTGTTTAGCCTGTTGAACTTTGGCTGCATATTCAGCATCAAATTTTTGAGGATCTGAAGGCGGATATTGTTGTTGGTACTGCTGTTGCTGTTGCTGTTGGTATTGTTGCTGCATAGAAGGCTGTCTGAAGGCGTTAAAAGGACGATCACCCGACATATAGCGTTTACAGTCCTTTTGAGTCATTTCTAGCTTAGTAGCCTGTTGTGTATAGCATGTGCATTCATTTTTAAAAATAATACATCCTGCAAGCTGTGGCTTGTCCTTGACCTCATATTGGAACTCATAATCAAACTGGTAAGGTCTGTTCGGGTTGTATGAAATCTTTTCTACAGAATTAGAACTAGATTGCTGTGTTGATGTTGTACCTTGAGTTGGTTGGGCTGCATTTTGAGTTTCAGATGGTTTTGCAGTTTCAGCTGCAGCCTGTTGTTGTTTAGCCAAATCGGACGACATATAACCTTTATAAACAGTGATACCAATACCAATAAGTGCAATAGCCATAGTTATAAGAACAAGAATAATTCCTTGATGAACCCATGATCTAGTGTGGTGTTTTGCATCTTCTTTGATAGATTCATAAAAGCCGTATAAATGCTCAGGGTATTGGTAGACATACTTTTTAAAGGCGAACATCTTCTTTTTTTGAGTAATCGTTGTTTCAGCTTCTTGAAATATGAATACTTTAGATGCCTTCTTAGCTTTCTTCTCTAAATGGACATGCTCATTTACAAGCCCCAAGACGTCCGCATTTAAAAATCTAGCCCGTTGAGTAATTACCCATAGTTCAATACCACGTTTTCGGATTGTTGTAAGATCAAGAATCTGTTGATCACGTTTTGAATTATGACGGCTGAAAAGCTCTTTATACTGAACCTCATCAAAAACAATAAGAGAGTTATTTTCTGCATCACGCCAATCAAAATCAGCAGGCACACTAATAATTCCAGTGTGCTGAATACCTGTAATGTCGGTATAGACTTTGCGATCAGGTTCCTTGTCCTTCAACTGAAATAATTGATCAACTGTCCAAAGACTTTTTCCTGTCCCAATACCACCCGTTATAAGCCGTAATGTACTCATTTTTTAAAGAACCTCAAGCCGATTGATTGAATGGTCACAACAAAAACTATTGAACCGACAATCATGGATAAAGCGATATGAACGCCTGCAATAGCAGCAAGACCAAGAATGCCACCATCAACACCGCCCGACATTGAAAGGAAATTGTTTAAGTAAGCGTTAAAAGCTGTTAATAAAAATGCGGAAGTAGTCACACCGATTGCAGCACCAGTGAGAATTAGCCGAACTGCATTACCTAATAAGAATTCAATTAAAATTACTAATATACGAATCATTTACGTAGTCCCCCTGCAATGATCAGCATCGAGATAAAAGCCCCAGCAAGTAAAATCAGGGGGCGCATTTTTTGAGCCATTGAACATAGATCGGAATAATCAAAAGCAAGTGCCGTAGAGGTTTCACCCATTAATGAAATATTGGCATGTGCACCAGAAATTGGGCATGTAGCAGACCAGTTAACACGTTGGTTTTGATCAACTTGATAATCTTTGTCTTCGACAATTGGTTTGTTTTTATCAGGATCAGGGTTTTGTTCTTCTTCTTTTTGTTCTTTAGCCCATGAATAAAAGTCCCTAGAATCATCGTAAAATTGTTTATCTTGAGCGATCTGTTTTTCCATAAGCATCTTTGTATTGGAATTAGTATCGCCACCAGTTTCACCAACTGGAGAACTTGCAGCAAGACGATCTAAAACCTTGTTTTGAAATTCCTTATCCTCTGCATGATGTTGTTCTTGCATATCTAGTAATTGAACAAAGTAATCAGTAAAAGCAGATACAAACTCTTTGAAATCTTCATGCCATTGACATAAGAAATACCATTGTGATTTTGGATCACAAACCGATTGATTTTCATCATCTTTGACACATTTACCATCAACCAGGCTTTCACCAAGCGGACATTTATCTTTGTCTTTAATACACTGGCCATTAACTAGCTTTTCGTCAGGTGCACATTCTTGGTATTTGTAGCAAAAATTATCATCACCTCTATAAAAGCCATCGGGACACTGTTCAGGCTCTTTTTTATCATCAACACATCTAGTTCCCTCTACGTGTTGACCAACTGGACAAGACGTTAAGACGCACTTCGTGCCGTCAAACGTTGACCCAATAGGACAACGATCTACGCATTTTCCGTAAAAGTTTCGAGTTTGCTGATCAGGACATGAACAATCTTTTTCTTCATTAACCAAGGACAAATTTGCAGTAAAAACCTTATCTGACACTAGAGGATCAGCAGGCTTTAAAGTCACCTCACAAAAGTAATCATCTAATGCGATATGACCGGTACGCGAAACCCGACCAACTTGCCAAAAACTGCTTTCGAGGAATTTATCTTTTAATGCAACACAAGCAGAGGTTGGATTAGGAAATTTTGCTTGGAACATTGCAGGCATTCCAGATTCTTGCATTTCGTCAGGATAGAATTGATAAAAAGTGTTTTCATCGCCTTTAAGACAAGTTTCTTCAAATGAATACGAATATGTAGCTTGTATGAATAAAAACATAAGTAAGAAAATTCGGATCATTTACGAAGTCCCCCTGCAATAATCAGCATTGAGATAAAAGCCCCTGCAAGTAGAATCAAAGGACGCATTTTCTGAGCCATTAAACATAGCTCTGAATAGTCAAAACCGAGTGTTGTAGCTGTTTCACCCATTAAAGAAATATTGGCTTGTGAAGATGAAATAGGACACGTAGCAGACCAATTAACACGTTCCTGTTGATCAACCTGATAATCTTTATCTTCGACAATTGGTTTGTTTTTATCTGGATCGGGGTTTTGTTCTTCTTCTTTTTGTTCTTTAGCCCATGAATAGAAATCCCTAGAATCATCATAGAATTGTTTATCCTGCGCGATCTGTTTTTCCATAAGCATCTTTGTATTGGAATTAGTATCGCCACCTGTTTCACCCACTGGAGAACTAGCGGCAAGGCGTTCTAAAACCTTTTTCTGAAATTCTTGATTTTCTGCATGTTGTTGTTCTTTCATATCCAGAAGCTGAACAAAATAGTCAGTAAAAGCAGATACAAACTCTTTAAATTCTTGATGCCATTGACATAAGAAATACCACTTTGATTTTGGATCACATACAGGTTCTGGTTTATTGATTTTTTGACAAACCCCATCAACTTCGATTTCGTCAGCATTACAAACGACAGGGATTTTGTGGCAATTGTAATCACCATATTTATTAAAATTACGCTCTTTTCCTAATGGACACTTATAAGCACAGCTTCGATACGGATATGAACTGTGAATAACCAATTCTTTATCTATGTCGTGACATTCAAGCGGTACACAATTACCGTTCTCTGATCTTTCTTGCCATACTTCACAAGGCGGTGGCTCACAACTATTTTGCGGCACATCATCATAAAAAACTCGTGTCTCACCAGATGGACAAGGACGAAAGCAAGCAAAACCCCCTCCAAATGATTCATGAAGTACAGGTTCATAACCAGCCATACAATTAGGGGTTTCGTCAGGTGGTAAATCAGGACAAGCAACAGGATATCTACACTCGTTTTCAGGTAATTTATGCTGCCAACCTGGATTGCAAAAATAGATCATGTAATCGCCATTTTTAAAGGCGCTTGCAGGACGTGTATCAAAACAACCAGCAGCTAAAGAGTGTGTAGAAAAGAAAGTTGCGAAAAGGAAAAAAACTAAGGAGCAATAATTATTAAAAAGCCGACTAATCCAACTATAAGATAAAGTACTGTCATTGGAAAATACCTGCTGCGCGTAGCGTCGGGGCGGACGCGGTAAACGCTTCTTCCTCGCTACGCGCATCATTTATTAGCCCCGTTTTAAGAAGCCAAGAATTGCGTTATAACCCCACATAAGAAGCGCAGGACCCGATTTAACAGCGAAGATTGCAGCAGCACCGACAGCAAAGCCACCGATTGCCAAAGTACCAATAGAAATATCACCATCAGCAGCATTGGCATTGGCAGCCATCAACAAAGGTGTGCCAATTACAACAAGTTTAGTTGTTGCATTATCCACTTTGCCACGGATAGTTTTGATTTTGTTTTGAGTTTGTTTTTCCATACCGATCACCTTGATTCGATAAATTTAAGAAGTGCCCTATAAGCCCAACAAAGCAGCCAAAACGAAACCGCTTCGGTAATGATTTGATTGGCTTGAGGACGGGTTAAATTGTTCAACTCATCCAGCCAAGACTGGTGAATCTGAACATACTGAACACATGTCTGTAGCCCGTTGACCACTTCAAAAGCGGAACAAGCAAAAACATCTGTCATTTTTGAGATCCTGTACAACGGTAAAAATGCACAGCAAATAAGCCATGAGAACTAAACTCTCCCCCACATTTCTTGCACTTATAAATAAACTGTGTCATTATGATTATTACCGTAAGTTATTGATTTTTAACATATTATACATTATACGAAAGGCTGTATTTCAAGCCTTTGATATATAAGAACTTATCCGATTGCCTTTGGTACTGCTGGCAACTTCACATCACAGACAACGTATTTAACGCCTTTACCACTGGTAACCATGTCAAATGTGATTTCTGCTTCAATTGGAAAGTCAGCTTGTTTAAACTGGCGTAACAATGAGATGTTTGACGAGTCTTGCCAGTTGAAAGTCTCACAACCATTACCAATGCAATTACCTTGAGATAAATCCATAGGAATCTGACAAAAAAGTGCTACGTGATCGTAATGACGACCGCTACCATCCGTTGGTTTGAAATCAACAGCTTTAGCACCTAAGATTTTTACTTTTGATGTATGCATTACATTCTCCGAGCAGTTATAAGCACGTGATCGAGTCGCTTGGGAAATGCAAGCGGATCAGAGCAACAAATTAAATTGATGAGTTCTTCAGGTTCGAATACGTCTTTAAAGACGTTGATGTATTTCCCGTATTGATGCTTCATATTCTCAATAGCGTTTTGGAAATTGATTTGAGCCGTTTTAGTAATTGTTTCAATACGTTCAGGCTGTATATGTTCTGATAGATCGCGGAAACACGGATATGCAGCGATAAAATATTCTGATGGTGCAAGAAGCATTGCGAATGGCAAGACACGGTCAATTGCTTTAAATTCAACCTCTGCACGTTGCCAGTTATCGTCTGGATCACCTTCGGCACGACCTTTTTCATATATTCTCAGATATTTACCTGAATCACGGCTACCGATACAAAGTGTACGTCCCTTGCCGTTCGGTCTGCGCCAATTACCTTTATGCTCAATATTTGGTGCACGGTTACCAAGCTGAAAACACCCAAGACCGTCTTGCATATTGCCCCAATCAACACTGACGTGCTTGCCTTGGAAATCATCATGTGCAATATCTACACGGGTTAATTTAGGACGCTTGGCTTGAGTAACTAAGAAATGATAAAGCCTTAATTCCCAACCACTTTTAGCAAAGTTACAACCACGGCCATTGATCATGATCAAGATCGTATTACGCTGCCCACCGATACAAACGAAACCAAAATCTTCACCTAAAACATAGCTTTGGCTATAGAAGTTAAGGCCGCCTGATCTGCGATATTCTGTTTTAAAGCCAAAGATATGCTCTAAATGTTCGTCAAGCTCGGTGACTGCTGATAGATAACGTTGTTCATCAAGCACAATTTCATCGTCGGTTTCATACTTTGAAGTTACGAAACCAGATGCGTGAGTAATTGAACCTAGAGTCTCAATGCCACAAGTGAAGTTGACCCAATCAATGACAGCAATTTCATTGTCGGCAGGCATTCTGTATTCAACATGCTTAACACCTTCGTTTGTCATTAGCATGTGAGTGTGAGGAATTGTGTACAACGGATTGTGTTGGTACGGGAGATCGGCAGATTGTGGACGAGTATCGAATTTCTTTACCCCCATCTTATTAATGGGGGTTTCAACTGCTTCCTTTTTCATTCCCCCCTGTGAGACAGTGGGTATTGATTGTTTTTTGTACTTGTCCATTAGCAAATCCCCATAGCTCTAAAATTATCGTTTTCGGCTTTTATAGCGTCACAGTACGCAGCGACTTTAGGGTTCTTAAAGCCCCATTGGATCATTGTCGATTCGATGTAAAAAAGAACAAACTCAGTCTCGAAAGCTGGATTGCCCCCTACTATCAATTCGACCCCACGATCATGAATGATCTTGGCTACCATCTCGAAAGCTTGTTCTTTTTCCATTTTTATACATGTATACAAATCACATTAAGCGAAATATAGAACAAATACACATGTATATGCAACACATGTATACATATTTATTTGTATATTTATAGCCGTGTATAGAACTAGGGAATTTTAGAGATGTCCAAAACCGTGAGATTGACTGACGCTGAACAAGAAGCGATCAGAAAAAAAGCCGTTGCAATCAACAAGAAACTTATGGAAAAGAACAAACAGCCGATGAAAGACAGCGAAATTGTTCATGCAGTGCTAGATTTAGCACTCGAGAAAATAAATATTGGAAGCTCTGGAGCCTTAATTCTTGAGGATTGATTAAAAACCAATCAATAAGACCTCGAGAGAATAGCGAAACTCCCCTATTCTCCCCAAAAAATAAACCGACTTTATAGTCGGTTTTTTAATCAACTTCGCATAATGCAGATTGATGTTAAATTACGTGAATTTGCAAGTATATTATTTTTGCAAATTCACTATGTAACATAATCTGTCAGTTACATTATGCGAAAT